GCGCGATAACGTCCGACAGAATCGTGAGAATCTCTACAAGTGCTTCTTTGGTGTGTTCCCCTCCTATGACACATTCTCCCAAGTGATGGATGCGTGCACTGAGAACTACGAGTGTCTCGTGCTCGACAACACGAGCAAATCCAACAAGATCACCGACTGTGTCTTTTGGTACAAGGCGCCGATTCGCCGGGGGTTTCGTGTCGGCGCTCCAATCTTCTGGCAGGCCCACTCAAAGTTGTACGACCCGAAACACGTCACGACAGGTACCGGAGCACAAACGGCACAGGCCCTCGTGCGCTCCCGGGGCGCGCCGACAATCACGGTTAAAAAACGCGCGTGAGTCCAAGGATGGATACGTACGATCCGAACGATGTCGGTGGCACCAGTACGCTCATCCAAGAGAATCCCGAATCGAAGGTTCCGACCGGGCTTTTGCGCCCCGAAAAAAAGGTTGACGAATCACAACACGACGACATGGCTGATTTTTCGACACCGATTGATGAGGTTATGCCCGGGCCAAACATGATGATGCAGGATTCGATGATGGCGCCGGCGCCAACGGCGAACAAAAAGGCGGCCCGCGGCGGAAACCCGTTCGGTCTCACCGACGAGCAGTTCCAGGCGGTGCTCGCCGGCGTCGCAGGCGTCATCGCATTCTCCAAGCCGGTGCAGACGCGCCTCGGCACCATGGTCCCGAGCATGTTCAGTGGCAGCGACCTCACCACGACCGGCATGGCACTCACGGCCCTTATCGCCGCCGCGCTCTTCTTCATGGCACAGCGCTTCCTCAAGGACCGTTAATCCTGAATCGTCTCGCCGCAGTACGTGTGCGTCCCGACGTTCTGATAGACACCGACCGAGGCCGCGAGCGCCTTCAGGTCCTTAAAGTTTTGCCAGAATGCCGACGAGTGGTCATATTCGGTCACGGTCGTGTGTGCGAGCTCGTGCAGGAGCACGTTCATGGCCGAGTTGACGTCGTCGTCTTGGAGACACACGTAAATCTCGTAGCCCTTGTTCACATTTGAGCCGATCGGCCCGATCGGGCGCAATTGTCCCGTGATGATGCTCGGACGCACGAGCTTCTTCCAACGCTCGTCCGTGCCCAAGTTCTCGCGGAGCTTACGGTACCTATCCTTGAGCAGGACGAGCTGTTCCGGCTCGCTGTGTCGGTAGACAATGACCGCAAAGAGACTGGCGAACAGTGCCAAATCCATATTACACTTTGCGGCGAAAAATAAACGACGCGTAGATGTCCGATATGTGCCCGGTCACATGGGCAAGCATCGGCTTCCACTCAACGAGCTCGAAGTAAGGGTCGAGCTCGTTCAGTAGGTTTTGGCGGTCCAGGATCGGCTCGTACTTGGGCCCGTCGGCGTAAAAGGGGCCATTCGTGACGTGGACCGAGAGCGTCTCGGGCGAAATCACCTCGACGACGTTCCCGAGAGCGTCCGTACGGTGACCCTGCTCGCCGACAAATTCAGAAATGCGCGACGCTTCCGGCACGATGCCTATGAGCAAGCCGCCCGGCTCGACGTTGCGCGCGATGGCCGCGGCGGTCTCGTGCAAAAAACCCGCCGTGTAATGCAGCGAAAAGTTGAAGCAGACGACGCGGAAGGGTCCGTTGTGCACGTTGCGCACGTCGCCCCAATGCACGAGCGCGTCGAGGCCGATGCTCATGGCGCGACTGGACGCCTCGAGGAGCGCCATCGCGTCCGGGTCGACACCCGTGACGCGCGCCCGGACCGCCTTCCACTTGTGCCAATCGCCCCCGCGGCCGCACCCACAGTCCAGGACGGTATCGCCCGGCCGAACACACTGTTCGATGAGTGTTCGCTTCGCGTCGTTATGCACCTTGTTCATGGGCTTAAAAGAATCGCGCTCGGTAACCTTATATGGGTTCACTCGAGCAGGACTACGTAGTTGTGCCCGGTCAGAGCTTTGCGTGCATTTCATTTGTCGGACCGGACCAGCCTCAGAAGAATGAGCAGCTCGGTATGAAGATCCGCGGGTGCTTCGCGACCCGTGACGAGGCGGCGTCACACGCGAAGCGTCTCCAGAAGGAGGATGCGATTTGTGATATCTACGTCGTCGATATGTACAAGTGGCTCCTGATCCCGCCTCAGCGTGACCAGATCGAGGACACGCACTACCAGAACGACAAGCTCGAGGAGATTATGCAGGGCTACCGCAAGAACCAGGCTGCGGCCTCGTCAATGTTTGAGAAGCGCAAGCGTGATATGCTCGCCAAGCCGCTCGAGGGCAGTGACACTCCGTATATTGATCCTTCGGACGAAAACTCTAAGTTCTACAACAAGCCGGACGTTGCACCGATCGCTCACCCGGCGGACGTGCTCGACGAGCTCCGCAAGGAGTTCCCGGATGCGCCGATCGAGGAGCTCGTGAAGATGGCCGACGCCAAGGTTGCCGAGGAGATTAAGCTGCGCTCGGCGACCGGCCTCGACGCGGTCGCGGAATAAAAGGGCGCGTAAATGTAATGAACCTGAGACCGATCGCGATTTTGGTCCTTTTGCTTTTGTTTGTCAAGGTGATGAGTACGAAACCTGAATTTTTCTCGTCCGCCTATGAAATCATGGAAGATATCCGAGGCGGACAGGGGCGCGTGCATCCTTTATCGGACTATTTTCAGGAGCCCGATCCGAAGATTGGCCCAGTCGGAGACTTTGATGGGTACCTTGGACGGCCCGGAGGTGGCGTCATGTACATGCTTAAGGCCTAGGCCGACTTGATAATTACAGGGCGCATATTCATTAGGATCGCGCCGATCACGATGCCGACGAGCACGAGTGCCATCGGGTTAGACTTGATCGAATCAAGCATGTCCGGTCGGGACGGCGGAGGAGACGCGGGGTACGCCTGCCGCCACTGGGGCTCGTCGCTTTCGCTTATTTGGGGAAGGGGACCGGACTGCTGCTGCTGGGACTGCGACAGGAATGGAAGGTTGTCCATCTATGTCATCGTCACCGGCGTCGCTTTTATCTGACTCGTCATCGACCACGAACCCGTTCAGGTTGCCTTCGTCGTCCGCATCGGACTCTTCGTCCAGAAGATCTTCAGAGTCGTACGAAATCTCCGAAGAAATGTCCGAATCGGCTTCGTCATCGTACTCGTCGCTCTCGTAATCATCCTCAACCTTCTCGCTCGGCTCATATCGCGCCGGCGCCTGTACTACTCGTCCCGAGCGTGTCCTCGTAGAGCCGGTAGTCGCGCGCGCGCATCCGACGGGTTTCTCTGACTTCATCTGTGCCATCAGGGAGTGTTTCGTTTAAGTACTTTGGTGTGAAGACGACGCCGAGTGATTCTGCTGACCGCAAGATTGCCGATTCTCCGATCCGTGCGAGGTCGTCGGCGATCGCCGTGAGTGACTCGCGGTGCTCACCGGCACTCGTCGCCATGGCCAAGTCGTACACGTCATCGATCGCAAGGTACAGGTGGGTCGCGCTCACGATCGGGTCCATGGTGACCGTGTCCCCGTACGACCTAAGGTGGTCCAGGTACCGCGCCCATATGTCCGGATCAAGGCCGGAGTACGGGTGGACCTGGCTTTCGTACTCTTCGAATCTTCGAGGGCGGACCGTGTCCGCGACCTTCGGGAAGAAAATCCATACGAGGATCAACACGAGAAGGATCCAAAGGAGCAACATCAAGTAGTTGCTGTACTACTGATGGAGAGAGATCATGTTTACGCCCGGTGAATTCACGGCAGTCCTCGTCGAAACATCGAGGATGGAGCTCGCCTTTCCGGATGCAGAACCATGCATGATTTGACTTGTGGGTCGTCTGTATTCGTTGACAAAAGTGCGAGTCGGTCTGGGCGTACCACGTGTCTGCGTTCTGTCGGACGATTTGCCGGATGCACGTGTTTGCATGTCCGGCGACATTCTTGCGGATGAACGCCTCGAGGAGTGAGGTTGGGCATGTGGCCCGAGGTTCGACGTGTCCGCCGGGCAACCTCACCGAGAAGAGCTCGAGGACCTCTGTGGACGGCTCATGCCCAAACACTTGACCGTCGAGGACACACCATGGGCGATATGGGTCCCCGGTTGGCTTTTTGTGTGACCAGATCATCCGAAGACCACTCCCGCCATAGACACTCGCATCGATAATCTTTGACCAATCTCGTGACGTGTCGTCCTCGAGGCGCACCAAGATCCGTGTTCGTAGTGCGAGTGCCGCCTGCCGAGTCACGTGCAAGTCCGGCCAATACACGTGAACACCGGACTTGATGATGCCCGGCGCCAAGTCACGTGGCGGCGCGACCGCGATGAGACACCTCCCGACCTTGACGACATCCCCGTGAATGACGTTGCAAATGTCCGTGATGTTCCCCGGGGTCAGTGCGGTCGGGCCCTGGTAGTCCAAGTCGACAAAGAACCGGAACGTCTCTGTCTTTTGCTCAACCACATGGAGTCGTTTGCCGAGTCCGAGCTCGGCGATGTATGCTTCGCGAAATAGGTGCATTTCCTCATGGGGGACATTCAGGATCCCGCCATCCATGAGGACATGTGTCCCGGGGGCTTTTGTGACGACCCATCTGTTCATGTTACTTACTCATGGGTCGCCTTTCATTTTTATCAATCCGATTCCGAATCCGAACCGTGTAACCGTGACCACAGACCGCGCACATGCCGGGGCTTTGCCTTGGGCTTCGGGGTCGGCGGTGGCGGCACGGGGACGGGGACGGGCGCCGGAGGGGGCCGTGCATCCTCAAGTTTTTGGATTTCGTGGTGCAGGAGCATCACACGCATGTGCACGTAATCGTCCGCCTTCGAGCCGTCATCCTTGAGTTTCGCAAGCCATTCAGCCAGATCCCGCTTGGACCGCGTCATGGGTATTCATCTATCGCGCAATAAAAAACGGTTGTCTGGTCGCACTCTTGAGTGCGGCATGAAACTCCGGGTTCCGGATGACGTGCGTGCGAATCATGGGCCATAGGTTCACCCGGGCCGTGATGCCCTCGAGCGTGTCAAACTCGCAAAAGTCATTCTCGTCATAGTTTTTGCGGAACGCCATCTGACGGGTCTCCATCTTCTCCTTCTCTTCCGTGAATCTCTTGACGATGTGCCGATGCTCGATGTGTGTCATGGGCATCTCAAAGAGGTACACATGGTAGATGCTCATGACCTCGAGGCCCTCGTCCGCCTTCTCTTCGGGATTCTTGGTCGAAAATTTAAAGTAGGTGTACGAGCCCTTCTTTAGATTGATCGTTCCGCGTGTTTCTTCTTCGAGTTCACGGACGGCACACCGGAGCGGGTTCCATATCTCGCGTCGGCGACACCCGCCAGTCACAAAAGTCCATTCTTTGTACCGCCTGTCGTGCACGACAAGGAAGTGTGGCACGTTATTGATCCATGATACCGGAATCGATATCGCCTTGTGGCGCTCGACTGTCCGCACTACCGGAGCGGCGGCCATCTACATGTACGTCCGCAAAAAATCTGGTCAGATTTTGCGTACCCGGTTTGTACGTCACGAGAAAGATGAGCGCCAGAAGAATCAGCCATCTCCACAGGGGCATCATTGACATGGCACCCCAAAATGTTTTGGTAAGGGGTCATTAGATTTAGCCTTTAATCTAAGGATGGCACCCGGCCGATTTCTTAATCTAAGATATGGCACCCGAAAATGTTTTGTTTCATGTTACTTCCATGAAAAGTGTAAATTTATCTTAAACTATAGTTTGTAGTTTTCATGACATGAGTTGACTTTGCGCGCAAGAATCCCATGAGCGGGAGGGACTCACCTCAAACGGGCAGGTCACATGGCGGTAACCGTTTTGACGGGTCACATGTCACGGGGGGTCTTGCGCGCGCAGACTTACTTTACTTTCATGAAAACTAACAACTATACTTTAAAATAAGTTTACACTTTTCATGGAAGTAACATGAAACAAAACATTTTGAAACGCACCTGAAATCCCGTCTCAACTCCTTACCATGTTTTAACCAGGTCCTGGTCGTGAATTTCACGGGAGGGACTCACCCGGACACATGGACTTCTTGCGCGCAAAGTCAACTCATTCCATGAAAACTACAAACTATAGTTTAAGATAAATTTACACTTTTCATGGAAGTAACATGAAACAAAACATTTTGAAACGCACCCCCCAAAAACCCAAACCCCATGAACGCCTAGTTTGCATAAAGAAGGCCACCCATGCCATTCTTGACCCGGAGATCAATCCTATTGCCAAAATCGTCGGCCCCTCGGTGCCACTGCTTTTGGTGTGGTAACGGGTGCCTTCGGTGCCACTGCTTTTGGTGTGGTAACGGGTGCCGTCGGTGCCACATCTGCTCTTTTGGTAGTGGGCTGATTCGGTGACGTCGCAGTTGTTTTGTTAGCGAGTATTGGCGGTGCCACCGATAGTACTTTGATAATGGGTGCCACTACTGGTGTGGTAACGGGTGCTATTACTACAGGAGGTTTGGTAACGGGTGGAGGGTTCACAGGTTCCGGATACCTCGACATCGCCATCGCTAACAACTCCGCGTTAAAACATGTACCCAAGAACCCATTGCCATCTGCAGTCGGCCGAAAGAAACTCCCCGACGGGCATTCCCTACATTGATTTCCGAACTTCCGCTTCGGGTAAGAACATTGGGGAAAAGGTTGTGCTGTACTACTCCAAGCTATAGTAGAGTTGCGTTGAATTTTATTGTAAACTTCTTGTTCATATGCAGCCAATGCTTCATAGTGTTGCCAATTTCTATTATATTCACTCTCCCAAAATGATTTTTTCCTTGTCAAAATACAGATAATGACAAGGATGAGCAAAATTATAATCAGATTCTGTATATGATCTCGTTCCATGTTAGATTGGGGACAATTTAGTTGAACGAAATGCCTAGTTTGCATAAAGAAGGCCACCCATGCCATTCTTGACCCGGAGCACGTTGTAGTTGACCGCGTACATGTAAGCGGCGTTACCCGCAAGGGTCTTGATGCCATTCGCAAGTGCCATGGACGTGATCATGCGGTACGTATCGATGCGCGAGAAGTTGAGCGTGCCGGTCGGCTGTAGCTTGCTCGTGTCGAGGCAGAACGGGATGATCGCAACCTGGGCGCTGTCCACACTGCCGGTGCGCACGGCGGGCATGTAGCCGTACTGCGTGTGGTAGTACTGTGCGATGTCGACCCAGTGAGGAAGGTGGCGGAACTCGCCGATATCCACACCGTTCACCTGCGTCTTGAGCTTGTAGCCCTCGGCGACGATAGCATCGACGCCACCCGAACCGCCGGCCGATCCGTACATGATCTTGTACGAGGCACATGGGAAGGCTATGAACTTCACGGGGTGTGCCAGAGCGAGCTCCTGCATGGACTCGGACGCGATCGGGACGCGCTGGACCTGCGTCATGATCATGTCCATCTCGGACTTGGCGAAATGATCACGCTCGCCCTGGTCAAGGTAGACGAAGTTCGTCCAGAGCGTGTACGACAGATCACTGTACTTCGTGGCGCCCGCGCCAACATGAGCACTCACGGCCGTATCCCCAAGCCCGGCCGCCCACGTGATCCGAAGCTCGACATCGTGGAACTGCAGTGCGATGAGCGGGAGTGCCGATGACCAATCCTTGTTGAAGAAGAACTTGAGAGGGAAGAAGCAGTTGATCTTGTTCGTCGGTGCGACGTCCGTGCCAAACTGAATCAGACGCTGGTTGAACGTCTGTGCGCCGGTCACGGGCTCGATGGCCGTCATGTAGGTGAAATCCTGCGTGTCGATCACCTGACCGCCGATCATAAGCTCGACACGGTCAATCACCTTGGACCAATCCGGAGCGTGGACCATGGCACCCTTGGGGTCTCGGGCCGTGAAGTATGCGTACGTGATCAGGTCACCCTTCTTCTCGAAGCGGACGGTCGAGATGCCGCCAGCCTGTGGCGTTCCCTGAATCAGCTGACGCTCGACCGAGTTTGCAAAGTGCGTGTAGCGACGAAAGCTCGACCGGTAGAACGACACCTCGGGTTTCCCCGTGAGCCACCTATCCTGATCACCCGTCGCGACAAGCTGTACGAGTCCTCCGCTCATTTAATCTCCGACGAGGTTTTTTTTCACACGGTTGACAGCGGCGCGCCGGCCAATTCGTTATTCTCGAGTTGGCGAATGGCAATATCCAAGGTGCGCGCGTGCGGGTTCGCGTTCGCCTTTGTCTCGCAGAAACGATCCATCTCGGGTCGGAGGTAGTTTTGGGATCGTGCGAGGTCGCCCGCGTTAAGTTGATGTACCCTGGATTCGGCCCGGACGTTCGTCATGGCGCCGACGGCACCGATTGGATCCGCCCGGACGTTCATTCCCTGACCATTACCGGCCCGATCCGGATTCACACGATTCTCGGTACACCGTGACAGGGACGTATCCGTGAGGCCGACGTATCCCTGGGCGACACCGTATTGCGCCGGGCCAACCTCGAGGATGTCGGCCCGGGTGCCAGTCTCCTGCCGGGCGGTCGTGCGACGCGTCTTGATGTGATCCGCGCGGCCCATCGGGCCCAGAAGTGTACCCCCCTGACCCTGGCCCTGGTTTTGAGAAGGTTCGCGGAACCACGCCTTAGAGTCCCTTGCCTGGTGAGTTATCGCGCCCATGACCGTCCCGCCATTCTTCACCATGCTATCCGAAGGGCCGTTGCGACCCTCGAGCGCCGTAAGACGCTCCTCATTGATGTTATTCGGGAGGACCCGGAAGAATTGCTGAAAGCCACCGGTCGCTGCTACATCCGCCTTGACTCCGAGACCCGGGCCGACCATGACACGTCCGACCGGGGCGAGATTGTTCATCTTGTTCGTCACATTCTGCCGATTCGACAGGTCGTACACAGGCTGGCCATACGGCCGCTTCGTCGCCTCCTTGCTCACGTCCGCGAATGGAATAACCTCCTTCTTCGAGGGGTACGAGAACCCCTGAAAATCGTGCCCGTAGAGCTCTTGTTGCATGGTGCCATCATTCACGAGACGCCTCGAGGGCACATGATCACCCCGGGAGAACATCAATGGGGTGGCCGGAGCGGCGGCGGCGGCTGTTCCGGACGGTGCATCACTGAGACGTTTTCCGGCATACACGAGACCGACGACGGCCGCAAGTGCCAATGGGTCCATACCTACAGTTTACTTTACAAAATAACGTTGAACAAAACGAGTGTTCTGGTCGACCGAATACGAATCAATCGGATCCCAATCCAAGATGCGCACCGGGCCCCGGTCAATGAACTGATGAGGAAAGTCAAATGCGGTCTCGGTCCATCCCTTGCTCCACCCGGTTGTCGTCTGTGGCCGGAGCGCGTCGCTCGCAGAAGCAAGTTGACCGAGTTGCACGGTGAGAGGCCCCATGAAGACACCATCCTGTAACATGTTTTCGGAAGTACCGAGACGAACCATTAATCATGCTTACGAAAAACTTCAACGACCGTTCCCTCCTCGCATCTGAAACACCTCCGGGAAGTGGAAACGGGGGCCGTCCGGGTCACATGCCATGCCACCCTGGTCCTTGCACATGGGTTCGAACGGCCTGCCGTGACTCGCCTGTGCGAACGTCGTCTGGTCGTTGACCGGAACCGTATAGAAGTTGCGCTCGGCATCGCTCACCTTCTCGAAGGGGTGGATGACTTTCCACTGGTCGGCCACTTCTTTGCGAACCGAAGGGTACCACGCCGCCCCGGGGCGGTCAGGCTCGTCATACATGAGTCTATTGGCCATCGGGTTATCGAGTGTCGGCATGGTGACCATCTTGCCACCGGTACCGCGAATGCCCGGTTCGGGAATCATGCCTCGGACATACAGATACCACATGATCGCCAGGACCAGGATTCCGAGCGCGAACACACGCGCATCCCGTGTCATGAGGTACAAGATCGTGCATGCGTAGATGATGAAACGGGCGGTCGCGGCGACCCTCTCTCGCGCGCTCTGTTGTGCTGTGGGCCAAAACGTGAATATGCGATCGGACCGGAATAACTCACGAGGGTCCATTAATTACACATGACGGACATTTATTTCTTCATCCCGCTCATCATTTGGGTGAGCATACCGGTCAGTGCATTCTGGTCAATCTGCCCGCCGTTGCTCCCCATCTCACTTGCACACTTCTCGGCGGCCGTCTCGATCATGGACAGGGTTTCGGGTGGGAACATACTGATCGTCGTCCCGAGGATGTACAGGGTCTGAATGTACTGCCACATGGCATCCTTTGTGGACTGAGATAGGCTGTCATTCCAGCATACACCCATGTTCATCTCTTCGAGAATGGGAATCTCGGAGAGATGCGTCTTGAAAAACTCCTCATCCTTTTGCATCATCATCGACGCGAACGGACTGACACCCTGCATGAAGGAGTCGAGTACGCCGCGAGGGTTGGCTCTGCGGATGAGGTCAAATTTTGCCTGATAGCCCATGATCGCCTTCTCCTCCGGGAAGGTGAGTACGAGCTCATTCAGAAACTGCTCCATCATGTCATTGAACGCGCTCACGGTCGACATGGTTAGTGTTGTGTCGGTCGGATTCTTTAGAACGGTTCGTGCGATATACTTTCTTTCGTCCCGTGTCCGTAATTGACGATAAAGTAGACCAGGATGGCGACGAGCAGAGCCGGCTTAAAGTATGCCGAGTTTGGCACCTTTGCCTGCTCGCCGTTCATACTATTCTTCGCGTAGACGTATGCGATCGTCACACCGGCGGCTATTCCGGCGGCCATCATGGGGTCGCGGCACCAGTGGTCCATTTACTGTCGAGGGGGATTTTTATGGGGGAGATGATACCGCGGCGGGGCACGAAAGTCTCGCATGGCCTCATGTGGGACATCCGAGAAGAGCTCGTCGTCACCACCGCCACCGGGTAAGATCGGGATACTCTTTGTCGGATTGACCTCGACGGGTTTCGCGAGGTGGCCACCGGGCGTCTCGGCCGTCTCGGACGGTGCCTCGGCCGGCTCGGCCGCCTCGGCCTCCTGGACCATGTCGTCGCTACACTCGGGTTCGGGCTCGGGCTCACATTCAGGTTCGGGCTCGGCCTCCTCGCCGTCGTCACCGAGCATGACGCCGGACTGATCTGCTGGCAAGTACGTCGTCATGATCTCATCGAACGGGATGAGATCCTCGACCGTTTCGCGGATCGCATTGGTCAAGAGGCATCGCAGACGCTCGGCGCGCACCGCGTCTGTGACGTTTTCGGTGAATAGCGTGTCGCCTTGCTGATTGCCGTTATAGATGAGGTTCGCAGCCTTGATATAGCACGAGTGGATGAACAGGTTGTTCCCGGGCAAAGAAATGCTAATCTTCTTCGTTTGGTTGTTTGTCCGGATCGATGACAAGATTTTGACGTGAATGATGAAGACGGACGCGAGGAGCTTCGGAAACATGGGTTGTTCTTTCAGAATCGCATCGACGTGCTGTTTGATTATTACATCGGTCCACTCACATTTGATTTTGCGCAAGAGCACCTGGAACACACTCATGCACGCCGTTCGCGAGTTTTTCTTGGCCTCGCCAAAGAGCTCCCAGAAAGCCTCCATCATGACAGGAACCATCGCCTTGCTCAACTTGTTCATAAAGCGCCGCTCGGCATCGACGAGCAAATCGTGGCCGGACGAGTTCATTCCTGTCAGGAGCGGCCATTTTTCCTCAGCTTGTTCGCCGCGTGTTGAAGACCGATGAGCGTCGGCAGAAGGTCTTCACCGCCCTCGATGATGGGCTTTTCGGCACGGACGCCCCACGTCACGCGAAGGTCCACCAGTCCTGTCCTTTCGACATGGTAGCCGAGCCTTTGCAACTGCCTGTGCATGTACGTGACGGTCTGGGTGAGATCATAGGTCGGGTATCCTATGACGAACGGCGGTATGGTCAACACGACCTCCTTCTTGGTCAGGTCCGAGGCCGTCTTAATCTTACGGCAAAACTGGTCAAGAAGGGCACGGTACGTTTCTTTCCGGACATTCAAACGGAGCTTCTCCTTTTCGGCAATCTCGCGGGCCGAGATCATTCGTTACGTTCGCCCGGGAGGATTATTTGCGCGATTCGGCGAGCATGCCCTGCATCTGGCCATCGAGAGATGCGCTCACGGTACCGAAATCGGTGTACCGGTCCGGCATGTATGACTTGAAAGGGCCCTCGCGGTCGATCCCGGCCGCACTGTTCTGTGACAGGATAGTCACGGACCCGCCGTCGGTCACGATAGCCTTGACATCGTATTGAAGCCCGAAGAACCCGACCGTGTCCAGGAACATGATTCGGGCATCATATGTCTTCAGGCCGGCGTTGTCGCGGGACTCCTTGACGAAGACGGTCTCGAGGGGCTGCAACCTCGGCTCCTTCTTTTGGATCGACTCGATAATCACCTGAATGACACTCGGCGAAATGGCCTGAGCATCCCCCGACGGCGACTCGGAGTCAAAGCCACCCGGGGTCCGCTTCAGGTCAAACAAAAGGAATGCCGCGGCGCACAGCAACACGACGATCAATGCGTCCTTCATTTAAAAGAGTACGCCTAAAATAATCCCATGGCACTACTGGTCTTTTCGGACAAATGTAGTCACAGCCTCGATGTCATCTCGTTCATACGATCACACCCTGCGCTCATCCAAATCGTCCGGTTCCACAACGTGAATACCCACGGCGTTCCATCGAAGAAGATTGTCCGTGTGCCGACGCTCGTCACGAATGATGGCCAGATGCTCGTCGGCGCCGAGGTTAAAACGTGGCTGACGAACACGATCCCGTGCGAATTTGAGAATTTCGAAAGTACCGGGCCGTCAACCTCAAATTTTGACGGGTCCGAAGAGGCTTCCGGCTCCATGTTTGGTCTGGACCGGTATGGAGAAACGCTTCAACCGATCTTGACGCCCGAACTCGAGGAAAAGATCGGGAGGAATGTGAGCGAGGCCTATCAGAGCTTCGCATCCAAATAGAGACCTGCCACCATGCTTCGTCATGGTGCACCTACGCACGATTCAAGCCACCGCGATCCGGTCCATCTTCGAGGTCCTCAAGGATATCATCAATGATGTCAATGTTTACTTTAGCCCGGCCGGCATCAAGATTTTGACACTGGACATTGCTCGGGTCACGCTCGTCCACGTGTTCCTCGCGGCAGAGAATTTCGAAGAGTACTCGTGTCCGAATGAGGTTGCCGCCGGTCTCAACATGGCCAACACGCACAAGCTGCTCAAGTCGGTCGGGAACAATGACACACTCTTCATGAGAATAGACAACCGGGACGTACTCGAGATTATCGTCGAGAACTCGGTGAAAAAGTCGAGCACGAGCTACAAGTTGAAGCTCTTGGACATCAACGAGGACATTCTCGAGGTGCCCGCGATTCACATGGACGTCATCACGACCCTGCCGAGCATGGACTTTCAGCGCATCACGCGCGACATGGGCAACCTCGCGAACGATATCACGATCACGCGTGATGGCACGATGCTCGAGCTCGCGTGCCAGGGTGATTTTGCGGACCAACGGACCGTGATTGAGTATCCGGAGCACGTCGAAAGAGTCGGGAACGTGTTCAGTCTCAAGTACATCAATCTATTCACAAAGGCGACCGGAATGTGTTCGAGCGTACAACTCATGCAGGACTCCCAAAACGATGGTGTCATCGTGTTCCGGTACTCGATAGCAAACTTGGGTGACATGAAGTTTTACCTGGCCGCAAAGATGGACTCGTGACCGAGAATATTTGTGACGTGGACACGTCCCTCGAGGCGCTTTCGGCCGTGCATCACGACGACGTGTGGGTCGTGGCCGCCGAAATCATTCAAGGGACCGGCCCACTTCTTCATAAGGTGAGTCACGTCCAACTCGGGCCCGACTGTCGGCACAAACCGGGCGCTCGCGATCGGGAAGTTGAGCGGTCCACCGGTCGGGCGCAAATCGACCGGCCAGCGCATGGTCTTGTACTTTTTGCCGTTGAACATGTAATTGATGATACCGGCCCGACAATCAATCTTGCGTATCCGAAGCCCCTTGTCGCCAAATCCGAGGCACATCTAAACATTATAAACATTTTTACTTTAACAGGATGGAGGCGCGGTACACGGCCCGGGTCGAGGAGTTGATCGGCACCGGTGATGACGTGGCCCTGTACGCATACATCGCTCAGTGCATCCCATTTCTCGCCGCATACGAGTCGCAAGAGGCTGAGTGCACCACGACGACGCGCCTCGCAGGCATCCAAGTGAATTCACGCAAGGGCATTCAGCGCCAGGACATCTTCAACGAGTACATGCAGGAGGTTGAGGGTGTTCCGTCGATGATCAAGCCGCCCGTGAACCACTCCCAATCACACTGTAGGCACTGTGGTGCGCATTACTGCATGTTATTCGATGAAGTGATCAGCGAGGATGTCTGCCAGAAGTGTGGTGCGATGGAATATGTCCTCTGTGACCAGGTTGGATTCAAGGAGGAACAAGAGATGGACAAGAAGATTGTCTATTCGTACAAGCGCGAGAACCACTTTAACGAGTGGGTGTCGCAATTCCAAGCGAAAGAATCGACGAGCGTGCCCGAGGACCTCATAGAGCAACTCAGGGTCGAGTTTCGCAAGCAGCGCATCAAGGACCTCTCGGAGATTACACACGAGAAGGTCAAGGCGTTGCTCAAAAAGCTCGACAAGAGCAAATTCTACGAGCACATTCCGTACATCACGACGATCCTCAACGGGATCCAGCCGCCGACCATGCCACAGGCTCTCGAGGACCGCCTCCGGCTCATGTTCCATCAGGTCCAGAAGCCGTTCGAGAAGCACCGACCGAAGGATCGGAAGAATTTCTTGTCGTACAGTTTCAGTCTGTACAAGTTTTGCGAATTGCTCGGCCACGACGAGTACCTGCCATGCTTTCCGCTACTCAAGAGTAAGGAGAAGTTGTACAAGCAGGATCAGATGTGGAAGAACATTTGCCACGAACTCAAGTGGCAGTGGATTCCGACGATATAGCGACCGCCTCAATCTCAAGCGCGGCCGACCCGAAGTTGATCAAGAGACCGTCCGGAATTCCCGTCAACTTGAGATAGTTGCGAGCTTGTTGCCGGAATGCATCCGTGAGCTTCGCGACCGACTTGAGCTCGACGACGAGCTTGCGATCGACGATCAGGTCCGCGCGCAGGTTTCCGATCGTATGGCCCTCGAAGATGACGGGGACGATACGCTCGGTTTCGTAAGGGATGCCGTGCTTGCGGAGCATCACCTCCATTGCATTATGATAGACGCGCTCGGAATACCCTGGGCCGAGCCCGAGCCAAACTTCTTCGGCGAGTTTGTTCATGCGGTCCGCCTATTCAAGTTTTGCTTTCTTTTGTTTATGTTGTTCTGATTCTTCAGTAAACGGATTTCATTACCCGTGTTTCGTAGTTTTTTCTTTAGTTCCACAAATTCATTCGTCTCGGTCCGGTATTTTGCGTATTGAGCCCTTGTCATGTACACCGCAAAAATCATGTCCAAGACTTTCTTGAAAAAGGCAAAGAACACGGGGTGAAGTCTCGCAGTGCGACATGCCTCAAATGCAAAACCGAGTATGGTGCGTACGGGGAAGGTTGTGAGCACCGCGATATCCTTTCTCATTTTCTTATCGGCCGCTTCGAGTGTTAAACGTGTAAATAGATTCATGGTTTGATCATGAGAAAGTCCCCGCGCCGTACCGGACACGTTTGCTTTCGGAGTTTTGACCGGCGTCGCAGGCACCGACGCCCCGGGTGTTCTGCCCGGCGTCGCATGCACTGATGTTCTGCCCAGCGTCGCACTGTTCCTCCGGGCATTGTTCCTCCGGACATTGTTCCGTTTGTTTACAGCCATCTGTGCAGTGCGCGAAATCAGGGTGAGGACGAGTAACAGGGCTAGTAAATACACATGCGAGTCTATCGTCTTCCACACGTCCCCGAACGCCGCCGCCAAAACGTCACGTGTACCCTCGATGAGGATGAAGGTCTGATTCTTGGCGTCGGACGTCAAGTCAAACATCTTTTCGGCACCCACAACCGTTGCATTAAATACCCGGTCGGCCCCGCGAGTCGTCGTATGAAACACCGCCTCGGCCGCCTCGGTCGCATTTGTGTACATGATAGCACCGCCTTCGGTGAGTGTCTTGGCGACATTCCCTGTGACCTTCCAGGCCTCCATTGCGACGAATATCGGGTCGGTTCCGGACACAACAGCGTTACCTAACCCGACCGCCCCACTTGCAAATATCGCCGGAGCGGCCATTGCGTTGAGTGCAAGTTCGGGTACACTAAAAGCCTTCCCGAGGGCGGTTTTGTTACGCCACGATAGCCTCGGACCACTCTTCACCAACCATTCTCTCGGTATTGCCAGCTGTGTCACGCCCGCAATCATGGACAAGGCCGTAGTTCTAGCAAGTATGGTGATATATTGACTCGTCATGGGGTTAACCAACTGCCTTAAAAGCATTCCTCTCAGCTGCGCCATTCGCGCACCAGTCAATCTACGAATCGCATTCCGGAACCCGGGAACTTGCTGAACGGCTTGTACGACACTTTGCGCACGACCCACTGCTGATCGCGGAGAGGCTCTGGGCGTCGGGGTTCTCCGCGGAGGCATAAACACTTACTTTCGACCCAGATATTTTTCGGCGATCCAGTTCCGATCACGCCTGTATATCATCGAGGCCGTTGGCAACTTTGCCTTGGTGATCATGCCGATCGCATGGAGCCGCTTGAATACAGCCAAGGCCGACTCGACCCTGATTGCGCGCACGAGAGACTTTCGGCGGGCCGTCATGGACTCGACCGGGTGGTACCCATACACGGTGAGCATCTTGCGCATGAGCGGTCCGATCCGGGACTGGTCCTTACCGGCCGCACCCACGTCCGGAATGGGCGTCGCCCGGACATTGACGCGCCGGGACGCCTGATGGTAGGAATACGCGCGCCGCCGAGCGCTCGCCGCGACGCGTACGTTCCTCGAGGTGCGTCGGGCGACGTGTGCCGATCGTATGACGGCGTGCATACTCATGCATCCGGAAATTTGTGCCCGTGGCCCGCCATGACGAGTTTCAACTTGTCCTCATTCGATAGTCCAAAGTCGTGCAAATCGATCCCGGGAGACGTGACATCGATCTTCCGAAACTCACTGTACTTGTGACGCATCTTGAGCACAGCCTTCAGGACATTCAATAGGTACGACTTGTAGTCCTTCACGACCGAGCTCGTCTCGGACCATGATACACACACGCGAAGGACATCCTCCTTGGGGCGTTCAAGGAAACATGCACACGGGTCGTGTTCCTCGACGGCGCCGTCGATGAATGTCCACGGCCCGATCTTTACGGCCGACACAAGAAACGGGATTGCCATCGAGGCACACAAGACGTCGACGACGGATTCATCCGGGGTGGTGTCGACCGAAAAGTATTGCGTCCTCTGAAGCTCGATACAGTAGGCCGTCACATGAAGCTTTTTGGGGTAATGCTCATAGAGCTCCCGGAACGTGACATCATCCTTGTTCATGAAGGTTTGAATAGCGTTGACGAACGCCAGCCGGATGTTCGTCTGGGATACGAGGCCGTATGTCGTCAAGAGCGACTTGATATTCAGGGACATCATTTGTTTGAGCGGGACTGTCAGGGCATAATCCAAAATCTTTGGACAATCACCCCGGGCAAGCATAAACAAAGATGCGAGGAGGGCGCCGGCAGAGGCGCCCGAAATCTCTTCGACGAGAGACATGTCGAGTTTTGAAAGGACACCGAGCTCAATGAAAAATCCCATTGAGCCTGAGCCGAGTGAAAGGTACTTCATCGTCTAGTAATATTGGGGGAAAGAAGAACGGAGCAGGGAGAACGCAACGGCGTACACGAGCGTGTGCGCGCCGATCGCCACCGTCGACGTCTGGCCCGAGCGGAACACGCCACCGGAGCCCGGGGGCAGCGTCACGAGCAGGCCGGGCGTGAGCAGGACCGCGAGCACGACCGGCACGATCAGGTCCGCCTTGGTCAGTGTCACCTTGAAGACAAACTTGGCAATCAGAAAGTAAGCCACGCCGAGCATGAGCGCGCTCAGAATGGCCGCGTGGGGGCCACTCCGGATACGCACGATGAGACCCGGGCTGAGTGCCGCGAACAGGAGTGCCGGGACGATAACCTTGGTCGAGGTGATATCGATTGTCATTTAACTATAGAACAAGACAAAATTTTGGAACTGCTCGAAGGTTACATCTGCCAAGATGTCGACGTCGCACACGCCCCCCCACAACTCCGGCACGATCCCCGATGGTCGCACGTCGCGCCCCAGACCCCACTCTTGGGGGTTCATCACGAATTCGACCCACTGCGTGTACTGCGCACGGCTGAGCACCGAATTGTCCACGTAGTGCGCCTCGGCGATCGCCCTGAGTGACATCCATGTGTCCATCAGCTTCTCACTGTACCAGTCTTGCCAATCCTCTGGGTGCAACGGCGAGTCCGGTGCGTTCTCGTCTTGTCCGTCCGGACCGACATCCTCGGAGAGGTATGCATCCCGGGAGTACTCGTCATTGATCCCCATTGGTTACTACTCGGTCATTGCTTTTAACCCAGTGACCGAGATCACCTGAGACTCGCGGACGAGCGCCGAGTCCTGGATCGCCTTGAAAGCACCCTCGACCTTGACCTCGTCGCCGCTAAAGTACGATGTGAGGCCGTTCACGATCGTGTCCTTCGTCAGTGACCCCCGTGACTTTTTCACCTTCATGTTCACCTTGACGCCATCCTTGACGTTACACGTATCAATCTGGTTCTTTACCATGTATTCACGGACAACCTCGCGAAGCTCCTTCTCGCGCTGGGACAGCACCTGAAGATCTTTGCGAGCCGAAGCGAGCTGGGCCTTGAGGCCCACCATTTCGGTGAGTGCGCTCTTAAATCTGGGGTCGACTTCACTCATTGATGACTCTAAAGGTCAAGTCTTTAATTCACTGGTATTCGGGTTCAATCTCAAACTTGGGACGCATGGTGTCGGGCGAAATCGTCGAAAGATTGAATATAGACACGGGCGTGCGCGGGTTGATTGGCTCGGAACGATACTGCAGGTTCGCATTGCGCAGCGCGCCGCCGAGAGACTCCGGGTAGCCAATCTGCGAACGGGGATCTAGGTAGTTCTGGCCACTCAGAATGTTCGCCGGGCTGAAATTGCCAAAGTCCTCCGATTGAACCACCTCGCGCGGGATGAGGCTCGCGGCACTCACATCACCCATGGATGGACCGGACGAACCGATTTCGGCGGCCGAATCGGACACCGGCTGCGCGCCGGTCACGTCACCGCCCGAAGACTTGCCTAGGCCTAGGCCCAGGCCGAAAGATGGGAACGACATGAATCGGCTGCTCTGAGGCGAAAAGAGGAGGAAGAGGACCAGCGCCGCCAGGAGTAGAATAGTCAGTCCCTTGCGATCCATTTATAATCATGGCGGGACAATTTTTTTGGCTAGTCGACATAGTCCGTCGGATCCTCAACCTCCTCCTCTGAGTCCTCGAACAGGTATTCCTTGGGAAACGCCGGGCCGCCGCCGACCGACTTGACGCGAACCTGAACGACGCGCCAGATGGGCCCGAATGACTTTTTCAGGAACCACAAGCCGGCGAGCTCGAAGAGCACGTCGAGGGGCGTGTCCGCCTTGATGTCCTGGAGCTCCAGAGGCTGCTTCTTAGAGTCGAACGCGGTCGTGACCACGTTCCCCTTGACGGTCGCAAGGGTCGCTTGGAGGCACCCGTCCGACACGCTCTCTTGGTAGGCGTTCTCGAGCGTCTCGTCCGAGATTTCCTTGTTGAACCACTCGACCTTGTTCTTCTTGGCTTGCTCGATAAACTCCTTGTCGATACCGGAGAACTTCTCGAGCGCCTTTTCGGGGAGCGCAAACGTCACCGCACGGGAGTCCAACGCCTCCTGATTGCGCACGTCGTTCACCTGGTGCAGGACACGTGCACCCGGATCACCGCCCTTGGTCGTCTTCAGAAAGTACCGGCCGTCGGGAAGCTTCTGGGGCTTGGTGTACTCCATTCTGAGAGAGCATACCATGTTGGCTTTAAGCGAGATCATGCCCCGAAGCACACTTAAAGGTCACGGTCGACACCTATTCATAATGGCGACCATCGATTCCATCGCAAAGGAGCTCAAGGCTATCCACAAGGACATCCGTAAGATTCGTGCGCACCTCGAGGACCCGACCGGTGAGAAGGTCAAGGCTCGTGCGCAGAACAACGGGTTCAACAAGCCGCTCGACGTGACGCCCGAGCTGCGCGCGTTCTTGGGGCTGGCCGAGGCCGAGCAGATCTCGCGCTCCCAGGTGACCCGCCGGGTCAACGAGTACGTCGAGGAGAAGGGTCTCAAGAAGGGCCAGGAGATTACCCTGGATGCCACTCTGAAGGCGCTCCTCGGCCCGCCGCCCGACACCAAGATCACCTTCCTGAACATTCAGAAGTACATCAACCCGCACTACATTAAGCCCGTAGTAGAGAAGACGCTGAAGCGTGCCGCGAGCGAGCCCGCAGCCGAGCCCGTCGAGAAGAAGGCGGCGCGTCCCAAGGTGGTAAAGGCTTAAAATTAAAGTGTAATAAGGGAGTACCGATGACCGATGAGCCTCTCGTCGACGCACCCGAACTCGATAGGGCTTTTCTGAACATGCTTATAGGGATCAAAGTGAAAAATGTTGACCTGTACCGACGGGCATTTACGCATAAATCGGCACTCAAACGCTACCGGGGACTCACCGGTTCGTATGAGACGCTTGAATTTATGGGTGATTCAGTACTCGGTTTCATAGTCACCAAGCACCTCTTCGATTTGTACGAGGAGCGCCAGGAGGGGTTCCTGACCAAGGCTCGGACGAAAATGGTCCGGGGTGCGACCCTCTGTGAAATTGCAATCAAACTGAACCTGGGCGAGCGGATCCTCATGGACGAGAAGGGTATCCGTAACGGCTGGAACACAAACCCGAAGATCCTCGAGGATGTGTTCGAGGCGCTCGTCGGTGCCGTCTACCTTGACTTGGGTGTCGTGCACGCGAAACAGTTCGTCTTTGACTCGTTCGACAAGGTCCAAACGAGCCTGTCGGACGACAATTACAAGGATCAACTCATGCGGTGGTGTCAAGCGCTCAAGTTCCCGCTCCCGGACTACAAGGTGACCTCACATGCAAACGGCACATTCTTCATCACGGTTGCGGTCGAGGGCTCGCCGGCCGGGTGTGGCTTTGCGACGACCAAAAAACAGGCTGAGCAGAATGCGGCCCAGATAGTACTTAAGACGGACCCTCGATTCCGTGGTAAGGAACCGCCACATGGACGACAAGGTCCGAAAGCTCCTCGCAGCGACCTACTTTGAACAGCGCTCGACCGAATGGCTCGAGTTGCGCGAGAATATGCTCACGGCGAGCGATGCCGCGACGGCCATCGGTGACAATCCATATGAGAAGCCACACGATCTGCTCGTCAAGAAGGTTGGAAAGAAGAAGTGGGACGGAAACGAGGCGACGCGGCGAGGCACCGAGCTCGAACCGATCGCGCGCGACATGTACGACGCGCAGTACAACCGCAAGTCGCACGAAATTGGCCTCGTGCAACACCCGGTGCACAAATGGCTCGGCGGCTCGCCCGACGGCATCACCGAGGATGGGCTCTTGATCGAGATCAAGTGCCCGCTGTCACGCAAGATTACACCCAAAGTGCCGAAGCACTACATCGCGCAAATCCAGGTCCTCATGGAGATTCTAGACCTGGATCAGTGTGATTTCATCCAGTATCGCGACGTGCCTCACGAGTTTGTCGTGACGAACGTCCCGAGAGACCGGGAATGGTTCGCGACCAACCTGCCCATCATGAAGCGATTCTGGGAGCAGGTTGAGGCGGCGAAGATCAAGGGACTGTGTGAGCTCGACGACTCATTTTGAGGACGTCCTATGAATGATGTAAAAAAACACAAGTGCCGATAGGATAAATCCGATTCGCCATTGCATCTCTGCGTCCTCATGTGCATCCTTGAACGCCTTGAGCGCCGGACGCACGAACGTCACGACGCCGTTGTCAAACTCGTACTTGCGCGCCGGGAACATTTGGTCCGGTGCAGGATTCACCGTGCCGCACTGTAGAACCTGTGACGCGGGCGTGTGTGCCTTGACACCCATGACCGGCGTGTACTCCGTATCGGACTCATCGATTTGCGAACGGACGACCCGGTGGTCCATGTAATCCTTGTGGAAGCCACCGGTCGGGAGACCGAACGTCTTCGACCACGTGTACACGTCGAAGCCGTCAATCTGTAGGCGGTCATCGATAAGGGCCGCCGAGGCCATTACCATGCGCTCACATTTTCTTTATAAAACTTGGTTTGAACCTTTTCCTGGTGCAGAGACCACATAGTATTCAGGTCGACGTTCAGCATGTGCGCGAGTTGGAACAGGTAACTGAACACGTCGCCCATCTCCATGGTGATGTCAATCCCGCGGTCCTTCTTCAGGCCAGTTTTCCGAAAACACCTGTGATTCTGGCGAATCGAGGATGCGAGCTCGCCAATCTCTTCATTGAAGAGCATCCAGACGACACTCACCGGAGTCTTGTCCCATCCCTTGACCTTGCACATCGTGGCGGTCTCGTCGCGGTAATGGTTCAGGTTCATCTTATCGGGATATCGCCCGGGTCTTTTATTTACGAATCCGAATCACGACCACCAGTGCGACCAAAAGACACATGAGCTCGGACGCAATCTTGCACTCATCGACGCGTGCCGGGTAGTTTTTTTGTGCCCATGGCTCTATCACGGCCGTGCTAAACAGACGAACGGTGCGGTCGAGCGCAAAGAATATCAAGAAACCGAAGAGGATGTCGTTCATGCGTCTCATCTGAGATCGACCGGTATTTTATTTCCGTACGTGCTCGTGCTCACGGGCACGGCGAGAGGCACCGGCTGTTTCGAAATGTCGCGCATGTAGATGAGCTGTTGGAGCACGCCCGTCTTGATCGTGCCCGTAGCCTCCTCGACGACGCGCTTGTTCATGGCGGCCACCTGTGCCGAGATGTCCTTGTAGGCGTCGTACGACACGTCGACCCAGACACGCTTCATGAGCGCCTGAAGATCCGCGTCATTCTGACGGTCGATCGTGTACCCGGTCATCTTCCCGACCTCGCGGATGATCGCCGAATGGAGATACTCCCGGTTGAACTCGGAGAGGTACGCGTTCGACAATGGTGTCGCGTTCTGGCGCGTGCTCATTTAGGAATGACGGATAAAAAAAAGCCCCCATGGGAACACAGAATAGAATGAAGGTCATCAAGCGTTCCGGCATCGTGACCGATATGCTCTTCGACAAGGTGACGAAGCGGATCAACGGGTTGTGCGTCGCGGGTCCGCACGGTCCCGCCCTCGATGTTCAAGCCGACAAGGTGGCCCAGAAGGTTTTCTCGAACATGTACGATGGTGTTCGCACCAGCGAAATTGACGACCTTTCGGCCGAGGTCGCCGTGCACACCTCATCCGAGAACCCCGATTACGAAACACTCGCGACGCGAATCGTCGTGAGCAACATGCACAAGACATCACCGATGTGCTTCTCGGACGCCATGATCGAACTTCACAAGAAGGGTATCGTGTCCGACAAGTTCATGAAGGACCTTCGGATCGAGTATGACGGATTCATAGACCACGTGCGCGACTACGACTTTGGCTTTTTCGGAATGAAGACCCTCCAAAAAAGCTACCTCAACCCGGGAGAGACGCCCCAGTACATGTTCATGCGCGTCGCGGTCGCGATTCACGGCACGGACCTGACCCGCGTCCGCGAGACCTACGACCTCATGTCCCGCCGGTACTTCATCCACGCAACCCCGACCCTCTTCAACGCCGGGTCGAAACGCCCTCAGATGTCCAGCTGTTTTCTGTTGGACACCGAGGACTCGATCGATGGCATTTACGACACGATCAAAAAGTGTGCCCAGATCTCCAAGTGGTCCGGCGGGATCGGCCTCGCGATCAGCAAGATCCGCTCGAACGGTAGTCGGGTCGTGGGCACGAACGGTCATTCGGATGGTATCATCCCGATGCTCCGTGTCTACAATTCGACCGCGCGGTTTGTCAATCAGGGATCACGGCGCAAGGGTTCGATCGCGCCCTACCTCGAGCCGTGGCACGCCGACATCATGGAGTTTCTCGAGTTGCGCCTGAACCAGGGCGACGAAGAGGCGCGCTGCCGCGACCTATTCACGGCACTCTGGATCCCGGACCTTTTCATGAAGAAGGTTGAGGCCGACGAGGATTGGCACTTGATGTGTCCGAACGAGTGTCCCGGTCTCGATGAGGTTCATGGCGAGGCCTTCGATGAGTTGTACCGCCAGTACGTGGCCCAAGGCCGGTTCCGCAAGGTGGTCCGGGCGCGGGCCGTATGGGACGCAGTGCTCAAGTCCCAGGTCGAGACGGGAACACCTTACATGTGCTACAAGGATGCCGCGAATGCCAAGTCGAACCAGCAGAACCTCGGGACGATCAAGTCGTCAAACCTTTGCACCGAGATCATCGAGTTCACGAACAAGGACGAGGTCGCGGTGTGCAATCTCGCAAGCCTGTCCTTGCCGGCGTACGTGACCGATGGCGAGTTCAACCACGCGAAGCTCCACGAGGTGACCCGCGTCGTGACCCGCAACCTGAACCGGGTGATCGACACGAACTTCTACCCGGTCGAAGAGGCGCTCCGGTCGAACTTTCGCCATCGCCCGATCGCGATCGGTGTTCAGGGACTCGCGGACGTCTTCATGATGCTCGGCCTGGCGTATGACGAGCCGGCCGCGCGCAAGTTGAACACGGCCATCTTTGAAACCATGTACCACGCGGCGCTCACAGAGTCTTGCGAGCTCGCCAAGGTTGACGGTGCCTACTCGACATTCAGGGGTTCGCCCGCGTCCAAGGGTGTGCTCCAGTGTGACCTCTGGGGCGTGACCCCCGCGGACGATTGGGACTGGAAGGAGCTCCGCGAGGATATTCAGACACACGGTCTCCGGAACTCCCTTCTGGTCGGCCCCATGCCGACCGCGAGCACGGCTCAGATTCTCGGCAATAACGAGGCGTTCGAGCCGTACACGACAAACCTGTACCTCCGCCGGACGCTCGCCGGCGAGTTTGTCGTGATCAACAAGCACCTCGTAAAGGATCTCACGGCACTCGGTCTATGGAACAAGGATCTGAAGAATGAGATTGTGCGCGACGGCGGGTCCGTCCAGAACCTGACCATCCCGGATGTCCTCAAGGCGCGGTACCGCACCGCATGGGAGATTTCCCAAAAGTCCGTCCTGGACATGTCGGCGGACCGCGGCGCGTACGTGTGCCAGTCGCAGTCCCTGAACATCTTCATGGAGAATCCCACCATGGCCAAGTTGTCCAGCATGCACATGCACGGCTGGAAGATCGGGCTCAAGACCGGGATGTACTACCTACGGACGCGCGCAAAGGCGAGGGCCCAACAGGTTACCGTGCCGATCCTGGCGTGCTCGCGTGACAACCCTGACTGCGCGGCGTGCTCTGCTTAAACACATGGCCCTATTGTGATTTAATGCCAAAGGCAAACATCCCCCTCGCACTCCGCCAACAAGTCTGGATTGCGCACTGTGGTGACACGTGGTTCAAGCGCAAGTGTCTCGTGACCTGGTGCGAGAATGTCATGACCCCCTTCACGTTCGAGGTTGGTCATAATGTGCCCGAGAGTAAGGGGGGCCCGACCGAGATTGCAAACTTGCGCCCGATCTGTCACAAGTGCAATCGGTCCATGGGTGACGAGTACACGATCGACGAATTCTCACGCCTTTCGGCGCGTCAAGGACGTGCCTGGTTCAGATGCCTTAAAAGTGTGCCGACTTGAAAGGGAAATGAAGTGGAACGAGGTTGAGTTTTCGAGCATCGAGGTGACGACGACCGTCCGGGACCGCGTCAAATTTACGTACGATGGCGGAAAGCCCTTCCGGTTTCAGATTCCGCGCGGCGCGTGTCCGTACGGAATGAACGCGTGGAAGAGCATGGCTGTCCTACAGGGCGCCGAGTTTTGCGCGTGGTATAAGACGCTCGAGGAGCACCTCGCGCACGCGCTCGACCCGTTCAACTCAAACTTGAGTGCGACCGGCGCGCTCCGCGTCAAGGTGAGCGAGCAGACGAACGTGTTTGACGCCGAACGCCAAATCATCTTTCCGGCGATCGACGAGGGACTCTTTCGGGGTCAAGATGTCTCATGTCAGATTGAGATTGACGGCCGGTACTTTTATAACGACCAACACGGCCTGGTCGTGAAGTGTATCCAGGTTATGTTCTGGGGTGAGCCGGTCACCAGTTGTTCCTTCTTGGACGACTGACGACCGACATGGAGCGGCGTGGGCGGCGGCGAAATGCAACCGAGGCTGGAATGCTGCGGCGGACGGGGCGGCGGCGTAGCGGCCGGCGGATCGCACGTGGGCGCGATCGGAAAATGAGGCGAAGTCCCATTGCGGCCGCGTTTGGGTTCATCATTTTATGTCATGGGCGCACATTATTTCCTCATGTCCACACCCGTCCTTGAGCCTTTGAAGAGTTTGTAGGCTTGAGTCGTTTCCCGTTGTTCATGTAGGACGGGTAAATGTCATCCGGGTGTATGACTTTGCGATCCGGCCCCATCACGACAAGGTGGCCCGAGCGATCCCAGTAGTACCAGCGTAGGTACGAGTTCAGGTACTGGGTCTTTTGATGACCGTTACTCGTGCGCGTGGCACCGGTGCGTCTCCGTTGGTTGGACGATTGTGCGATTTTGAGCCTACGCTTGAGATCCTTGATTTGGTCTCGGTAATTCAAAAGAAACGCCCGGGCCTCGTTGACGTTGCGCATCACTTGATTTAGGCGCGCATTTTTTTGCGGTTGCTCAGACCTAGGATCTTCTTAAGGTTCTTGAACGAGTTGATGAGCGGCGCCATGGCGCTGCTGGACTTGGACGCACTGCGGCGGGGCTTGGACGCGACGGCGCGACGAGAAGACGTGCGTTTGCGAGACGAGACCATTGTTACACTCGGCACACAATTTATTTCGAGTGGATCTCCTTTGCCTTGTCGTAAAGCGCGGTGCCCTTGGTCACGAGCACAAACTCCTTCTTAGGTATCTTGAGCGCCTTCTTCGCCTTGGCGACAGCCTGAATCCACGGATTCTTCTTCTCAGCCTTGGATTTTTCGCGCGAGACAATCTCGCCGGACTTTTTGTGGACCTTCAGGTCTTTTTTCGTGAGGCCACCCTCGGTGTGGTGCGCGGTCCCGTGCATGACTTGCGCGCGTGAGCCGATCGCCGGAATCATTTACACTTGATCAAGATTAAAAATGCGCTTCAGGGCCTGAATAGACGCGCGCGGGTTCTTTGGCGCCGTGGGCACCTGTGAGATGAGCCGCTCATCCTGCAGCACCTCGGCGCACACGATGGCCTTGTGCCCTTGCAGCTGCATGATGCTCTGCTCGATGCTCGGCAGGTCCTCGGTGCCCTCGTAGATGAGCTTCTTGACCCAAACCTTCTGCACCTGGCCCGTGCGGTGCGATCGCCCGATCGCCTGCAACTCAGTCGCGGGGTTCCACGCCGGCGAGGTGATGTAGACGCGCGTCGCCTCTTGCAGGTTGAGCCCGACGCCACCCGCCTTGACTTGGATGAGGAAGACGGCGCCGGTCGTGCTCTTCTTAAACTCGCCGATGCGCTCGTCGCGCGCCTCCTTGTTGACCGTGCCGTCGATGCGGAACGTCTGGATGCCCTCAGCGGCGAGCAGGCTATCAATCTTGTCGAGCTCGCCCATGAACTGCCCGAACACGAGCGACTTTTCGGCCGGGTGGCTCTTGATCGAGGCAATCAGGTACTCGAGCTTCTTGGAGCGCCCGGCGTACTCCTCGGCGGCGGTGCCATCCTTGCGCGCAAAGCCGTCGAG